GGTTTTAAAATAGCAGTAACTTGATTATATAAATCTTCACCTAATTTTGCTTTTATTCTTTCACTCATATTCTATTGTCCTCCTTGGTTAACATTTGGCAGGTTTTGTCCCGAATTATCATTTGGCAGGTTTTGTCCTGAATTGTCATTTTGATTTTCTTTATCTATCAATTTTAATTCTTGTTTAAAATCAGTAACCCATGGATTATTTTTTATCAAAGTTTCTTTTGATAATAATCCATTCAATACTAAATCAGTAGCATTGACACAATCAGTTATCATCTCAGATGCATTAAATAATTGTGTACGATTACATTCTAAATCACTGTTTTCATTATTATTATAATATTTATTTTCACATTCTACAAATTTTTCATAAAATAATTTTAATTGTTTTTCACACCCGTTTGCTTTAGCATCTAATTTACTATATCTAGATTTGATAACTATATTTGTAATATTCCCATCACCTAAATTATCCTCATCGAATCCACGACCTAATTTAAAAATGTTTTCTTTCAATAAATCCAATATTACTTTTCTGGCTTCAACTGGTATTTCAACTTTAATGTAATCAACATCACCATCTTCAGGTAAACCGACCATTTTATATCTTTTTAAATCTTTCATAGTTTGTTCTAATATGCTGGAATCACCACTAAAACCTTTTAATTTCATTAATGCTTCTTGGAATTTATCAATATTATCAATAAATCCTGATGATACTTGATTGTAATAATCTAATAATTCCTGAATACCTTCCATATCTGATTCTTTATTCCGATTATTATATAAAGGTACAAAGGGAATAAATGTGAAATTATAATATTGGGTATCTACAATTTCATCTTGATATATAGTGTCTTGTTTGTAATGTGATAATTCCTGTACTTCACCTAATTTGTCTTCTTTGATTATTGAAATTTCAACACCATTAACGGACCATTGCTCAACTTGTATTGTTTCTTTATCTGTTTCATAATATCGTATGATCCCAATTATATTTTTATTATGAGTATCATACAAAGGTATGATTTCAACATCATGAATTATAATCCAATCTAATTTATTATTTTCAACATAAAAATGTAACCATGATACAACATCTAAAGATGCATTTAGCATCATAGTTTCAAATAATTCAACCAATTGGTTTTTGGTATAATTCTTTGGACTAAATGTTGGAACCTTAGCTAACAAATAATCTATTTTTTGATTGACTAATAATTTAAAATAATTAATATTAATATTGCAACTTTTATTTAAATTAATAGTTATAATATCACCATTCGCATTTGTAGTATTTACAATATTATCTTCTTTGGATTTTGGTTTATAATAATAATATTTATTGGCTATGTATTTATCTTTTTTATTATTCATGTCTTTTTTAATTAATTCGACTATTTTATCATACAATTACTTCACCCCTTTTATAATATTATTAATGTTTCACGTGAAACATTAACCTTTTAATCCACCAAATATTAATTTTTTATTTAAAATGTATTTCTCAAGGCTATATCTGCACGATGCACTTCCATCCGGCTCATCTGGATAATCTTCAATTATATTTCCATTTTTATCTTTCTTTTTTTCATAACATATAAAATCATTTACTATGTTTGGACATCTTTTTTTATCAATAACTATTTTTACCCTGTCAGACAGCCATTTGATACCATGTGCTTTACTGTCATGTCCTTTTTTTGTACCCCTTACATTCAGTCCATACAAATTCATTTCATTAATCGTCCTAGGATCTTCTGAGTCCCCTGTAATTAATCTGTTACCTGCTTTATCCTTAATTTTACTTGCTAAAGTAAAATTATTTGAGCCATATAAATAAATTTCATCTATTATATAAATGATATCATTTTTTATATCAAAATAAGTCTCACAGTAACATGATGCATGTGTATACCCAAAATCAAGTCCTCTATTTATTATATCCATTTTTTTAATTTCTAAATCAGTAATAGTCCTAATTTCAACATTTTGATAAATTTCTAAACCCTCACCGATCACTTCACCTAAATACATGTGATTATATTTTCTAGGATTTAATTTTTTTAGCATCTCAGCTTCCTGGATAAATATTTTACCTAACCATTCTTTAGGAGCAGTCAAATAAGTTGATGCATGTACTAACCTATCATTTCTTATCACTTTACATTCATTATTCACCCAATTATTTTTAGATGGTGGTGGATTGTACATATAAAATACATTTGCTATATCTGTACCTCTTAATATTGATTGCAAAATATCTAATATTTCATCCCACCCATAAAACTCAGTTAATTCCTCAAATACAACATACTTCACCTTACCATTTTTAAATTTTATTGACTTTATTTTTTCATAATCTCTCTGGTTAGCACATCCTCGAAATAATATTTGATTTTCACCACAAGTCATTTTAAGAGGATTAATTGTATAACTCCAAAAAGTTTTTAAATGTAATATATCAATTGCCCACAATAGATTAGTGAAAATACTATCTGATATTGTATCTTTTACTTTCCTTAACATTATACTATGTATTATTTCATTTTTAGACATTGCAATTGTCATAGACCAAATAATATATAAATAAACAAAACTTCCTTTTAAACTCCCACGACCTCCATGTAACCAATAATGCAAATGTTTATTTGATTGTAAATCGTAAAACATTTCATCATAATTACTACCTATATGGTCTAATAGATTAACATTTATATTGCTCATCTATATCAATATCCTTAATTTTTGTCCTTATCGGATTTTCTATGATATTAATTACATCTTTTTCACCTATTCCCCGTTTATTATAATAATCCATCAATATTGTCGTTGCTTTGATTGATAAATTCATCAAATGTTTATCTCTTGGATATGCATAACTATATCTTACTATATTAAATAAATGCTCTTCACACTCTGTTATATCACCTTTAATGCGGTTTACAATCCTATCGTAGTTCAACATCCTATTATTTAATATCTCCAAATCAATCAAATAGTCCATTGCCCTATATTTCAATTTTTTAATTTCTAAATTTGTTAATTTTGAAAACGGTTTATGTTTTTTTAACTGATATAATCCTATCTCATATGCTGCTTTAATAGGATTACCACAAGTTTCATAAATATCGACAAATTTATCAAAATCACCTACCATTTTACTCCACCTCTACTATAAAATGAATACAATTAGGATGGAATAGACCATCTTCTTTTGCAATTTCCAATTCATCCAGTGTTAATATTTCACCTTCATATTTTTTACAAATATCACAAGTACGTGTACTTTGACCGCTTGATATCCTAACTTTATTGTCTTTTAGATTATCTAATATTGCTAATCGTACCATTTCATTATTTGCATGTGTAAAAAGCATATTAGAATAAGTTTCTATATTCCAAACAGCTCCATTTCTCGCTTTAAATCCTGCAATACCTTTATTAGCATAACCATTCAATATTTTTTGTTTTTCGTCAATATTTGTAATATTTTTAAGTTTATTTAATGTGTTATTATAGTCTTTAATTGCTATTTTATACATCTGTGAAATTGAATCATTATAATCCTGGATAAGTTTTTTAGCATTGTCTGATAATACCCCACCACCAGCTTTTTTATAAATTTCTATTAGATGATCCTGAGATTGCATTGATAATAATTTATTATTTAATTTTGATTTAAACTGAAAAGATTTTTCTTGCACTAAGTTTTTTAATGCAAGATCTGTAATCTTTTCATAATATTTAATTATATTTTGTTGCATATCTATCCTTATTTTCTTCGATTATTTGTATCGCATATTCCCTATTGCAATTATTTAATCTTGATAACAATCTTAAAACTCTGCTATATATTATTCTATAGTGCCTAGGTTTTCTAATTTTACATGTATACCTCATCAATCAATCAACTTCCTTAAAAAATTAACTGCAATTTGATTTGATGTTTTATAATCTAAATCGCTATTATCCATGATGCAACATGCTAGATTACTTTGCCATCCATGATATGTGCTTCCAGAACTTTGATCTTTTTTTAATTCATTTCTAATTGCCCTCATAGCACTTACATATTCGATATTGCTTATTTTATCATTATCATCATTCATAATATAATCAATCCTAATAATTTTATATTTGGACATGTTAATAAATATAAATCATCATCATAAGCCTTTAGAATGTAATCTATTTTTTCTTTTAGAAATTCATGGTTTACTATTACTTCTTTTGCCTTTGTTGGTAATAATACTACTGTTATAATTAATGTTGGGTTTTCTACACCTTCAACAATTTTAATTAATTCTTGTTTAGTCATTTTAAAAATCTCTCCTTATTTATAATAAATTAATCACTTCCCAATATAAATTGTCTTTCAGATAACTCAATCAATCTATAAGCTTTTTCGAAAACTTCTTTTGGTGACCAACTAATATGAGGTTTTAAATTATCTCCTATTGGTGGATAAATTACCATATACCCTTCTTCATCATCTTTTATACTACTAGTAAAAATATTTTCATATTTTTCTAATCTATATTCACCGTAAGTTTTTGGTGTTGCCTGTATTATTTTGCAACCTATATAACTATTCATTCTTAAATTCCTCCTTATTTATAATGCATTTATAAGTCCCCATATATTTAACCCTCGTTGTTCTAATTTTGTAAATTCAGGTATCCATACACTATTAGCATATGAAGATATTTTTACTAATTTTGCAATCGCTTGATCTTTTTCAGAATTGCCCTCATAAAATGATAAATTAAAATATGAGTATATTGCTTTTGCTAATGCTTTGGCTATTTGTTCGACTTTACTTAAATAGTCTACTACATCCACAACATTATCATGGAACATGATTTCAATCAATGCAGCAATAGCAGTTGTTTCTCTTAATTCGTACAATCCACTATTATATAAAACATGATCTGACATTACCCCTCTATCTGGTGATATAGTTATCGGAGCAACACTATTATATAACAAAGTTGCTAATCTTTTACCCTCATTTGAATCATTGTAATAATAATATGACTCTGTTCCTTTACCATTTCCACCAGCATTAGAATGTAATGCGACATGCACATCAGCATGTTTACTATTTGAATCATTAACTGTACCTGCTAAACCCATATTAGCATTATTCCTATATACAATAAAATCCCCTTGTCCTTGTTGTATCCAAAATTTAACACGATCTGCTAGTTGTTGCATTCTCAGTGCTTCTGTACCATAATCAGCAACACCNATATTATCATTTTGAGTACTACCTGATAAATAAACAATTTTACTCATAACTTATTATCCTTTCTTATTTAATAAATAAACAAACAAAATACTACAAAATTCTACTAATATCCCTGATACTAAAGTTATAGTGATTTTAAGTAGCATGCTTTGTATTTTTTGCATATTATCTAAATTTGTTTCAATCCTAGTGATTCTCTCTATTTGTTTACATTCATGTGTTACCATTATTTTTTGTTACCTTCCTAATAATTATTTTGTCATCCTCACATTCAAATGTAACATAGTCACCTTGATTCAAATCCAATTTTTCTATCATTTCTGTTGGAATTGCCGTTAAAAATGAATATTTTATTTTCCTTAATCTTCTTATCTCCATACAAAAAAGTATAGCATACTTTAAATATGCTATACAACATTAAATTTTTAATAGGTTTGTAACTAATTGATCAAATCATTATTTATCATCAAATCTTATAATANCACNTTTTTAAATAAATAACCAATTCCCAAAATACAGATNATAGTACCTGATATTATATAGANAGTTGGTTTATTCTGTCCTGTCTTTGGTAATGTGTCAGGTGATGCGGTTATTGTACTAGTGATTGTTGATACATTATTANTAGTAATCACTGGTGGTGTTGTCTTAATCACTGGTGGTGTTGTCTTAATCACTGGTGGTGTTGTCTTAATCACTGGTGGTGTTGTCTTAATCACTGGTGGTGTCTTAATCAAAAAAGAATCAATATCTATTTTATCTCTATCTTTCCATAATATATTTTTACTTTTTAAATCAATTGTCTTTGTTATCGTATTAGTGACTTTATCGTGAAAATGATAATTTAATACATATTCAACATTATTAACAACATATTTTTCAAAATGTCCTCCATTTTTATCTGTATCTCCAGAATGAGCAAATACACTCAAACCCATTACAGTAACCAACATTACAATTATTAAACTTGCTAAAATCTTTTTCATTTTTCATTCTCCCTTATACTTTTTTTTTATTTATTTTATTTTCAAAAGGTACTTGTTTAGATACCTGTTTAATTAATGGTCTTACTTTTTTAATCATTGTCCCTACTTGGAGTAATTCATTTAATGTTTGAAGCACAATGATATCAAACCTGTTCAAATCGATTTCTGTTATTTCTTCGTCTTTTTTAATTTTGGTCCAAATCTTACCTCGATATTGATGTAGACAATCAATATTTTCATATACTTCCTCAATTTCTTCAAGTATTACAGCATACCACTCATATATGCTGTTTAACCTACCATGCTTCTGATTTGAGGCATCTAATTCTATATCTATTAATTGATTTAATACATTTGTAATTTTCTCATTCATAACCATTTTGACTCCTTTTCTGGTTTATCAATTTTTTTATCTAATTTTTTATTATCATTTTTATATTTATCAATTGCACTATAATGTTTCTTTTTCTTCTTAAAAGTAATTTTCATTTTAAACCATCCTATCTTAAAGTTCATCTATAAACATTTGGTCAAAACTAACACCAAAGTATTCTAAAATTTCTTCTTTTTGTTTTTCAGAAGGTTGTTTAAAACCTTTTTCAATCTCTCTGAATTGGTTAATAGGACATTTTATTGCATTTGCTAAATCCGCCTGTTTTACATTTCTCCATATGCGATATTTTGAAATATTATTATGAACTACTTTTTTATTTTTTGGCATAATTATTTGTCCTCCTTGCTTTTAATCTCCTTTGCCTTTGATTTAATGCACTATTCATCTTAATTCCTATGTTTAACCACCATTGTCTAAACCACATTATAATTTCCTTCTTTCAATTTTAAATGTGTTAAAGGGGTATTTAAACCCCAAATAACACTATTATTTTTATATTTAATATTGAAGTAATTCAACTTATTTTAATATTTCTTTATATGCTTCCATATAAATCATAATGTCTTCTAACTTTGTATTTAATATTGATAATTCTCTACTTCTATCATAAAGATCGTTTAAATCATTTTTGATTGCTTCGATTCTTTCAATATAATCATTAAGCATAATTTTTCACCTCCTCCAAAAATTTTATATCAATTTTCATCAATATTTGTAATTATTTCTTCGAAAACTTATTATTTACTATATCTATCTTGACTTACTGTTATTTTAAATGTGTTAAAGGGGTATTTAAACCCCAAATAACACTATTATTTCTTACCATAGCATTCTTCACAACAAAATATCTGTCTGTTTTTATTATCAGGATCTTGAATACTATAAGCATGCATATCACATACTAGATTAGTACATCTTTCTAATTCACATATTATTGTTGCATCTTCTGTACATCCTTTAATAACACATTTAGCCATTAGTTACACCCCATTTCTTTTTTTTCTTCTTTTGTAGTATCACTACTACAAAAATATGTAATGACTTCTTTTTTAATCAACCTACCTTCTGTCTTAACTCGCATGGCGTGATATTTACAATTTTCACATTTAGACATTTTCTTTCCTCCATTTTTTATATATTTCAAATGCAATCATATAAGCATCTGTTAAACAATTTGTATGTATCATTTCAGTAATACTTGATACTACTCCAAACCTAGTTGTTATAGTTATTATTAACAATTTACTATCTATCCATTCCTTGAAAATCAAATTTCCTTTAAAATTTTCTTGGAATTCATCAATAAATAATTTTTTCAATAAATCATTAGATATTGGTATTTCTTGTTCTAGTTGTTCATTTAACCTTTTAAAATCATATTCAAACCTGAAATACCAGTCTGATTTTGTCGCTAATTCTTTGGCTTTTCTTAAACATTCTATACGTTCATGATAATTATCATTATATTTTTTATCT